GCTGTCTACTGGTACGGAACAGGCTTCTTCGACTTCTCAGTCGATGTCCCCGTTGACGGTGTCGCCACCATCTCGGGTTCATGGGTCGCCGGCGGAGCGGTTACCAAGGTCGGCTAACGATGCCGGTTCCGACTGGCGTCTATGTGACGAATCTGGCCGAGGTCCGGACGTATCTTCGGAAGCTACATCCGGACCTCGTACCGGTATTTCGTAACGAACTAAAAGCCGCAGTCACTGCCATTGTTGTCCCCAACATCCGAGCGCGTGTCCCGGTCCGCAGTGGTCGAGCTCGCGACAGTGTCCGAGCCGTTTCCAAAGGCAACTCAATCGTCATCGTTGCCGGAAACACCAAAGTTCAATACTTCGGATGGTTGGACTTTGGTGGTGACCTAAAGAATCGTGGTCTAGGAAAGAACCGGACAATCTCCCGACTCTTCGATGGGAACGGCCGGTACGTCTACCCAGGTATACGCGCCACGGAACCACAGATGGTTCAAGCCGCCGGCCGAGCAGTAGACAAGATCCTCCAACAAGCGAAGTCATAGGAGCCCCCGATGCCCGCACTGTTCAAACAACTCCGAATTACCCACACAGACGGAAATGAGATTATCTGCGACGGACATTCCGCAGACCTCGTCCGCTTCGAAATGCACTTCGACCTAGGCGCCTCAGTCGTCTACGACGATCTCAGGCTCACGTATATCTGGTTCTTCGCCTACGCCGCAGAATCACGAACAACCCCGGGACTCGGATCGTTCGAACAATGGATGGAAACCGTCGACGGAGTCGAAGTGATCGGAGACGAAACCGAAAACCCTCCTTTAGAACAGACTCCTACACTCTCGCCATAGCCGCCCTAGCGATTGACACAGGGATCCCGATGTCTGTTCTGCTAACCGAACCCGACCACTATTTGGACGCCATGTTTGCGGTAATGGAACGCAGGAACGAAACTGCTCAATACGGCCCCGACTCGAAACGCTGGGATGAGTGAGTAATGGCTAGAGAAGTGAAGGTCGCAGTTGTTGGTGATGCCCGCCAACTCCAAAAGGAACTTCAGAAGGCCGAACGTGCTGTAGCTGGATTCGGTAAAAACGCCAAGGATTCCAGCGAACAACTAAGAAACGTATTCATCGGCGGCGCCATCGCTCTCGGTGCCAAACAAGTAATCGACTCCGCCTCCCAGCTACAAGCGGCAGTCGGTGGAACGGCCGCCATCTTTGGATCCGCCTCCGTCGAAGTTGACAACTTCGCACAGGCCGCAGCTAAAACCTCCGGTCTTTCCGAAAAAGCCGCCCGGGATCTCACCTCAAAGCTTGGCGCTTCACTTCAAGGCGCAGGATTGTCGGCAGAAGAAGCCGCAAGACAAGCCATCTTCCTCACCCAAACCGGCGCCGACCTCGCCGCGACGCTTGGCGGATCCACCGAAGAAGCAGTGTCGGCTCTCGGTGGGGCTCTTCGAGGAGAGTTCGACCCGTTGGAACGCTTCGGTATTGCCCTCAAAGCAAACGACATCAACGCCAAAGCTGTAGCAATGGGATTAGCGGATTCCGAAACCGAAGTTTCCGCCTATGCAAAAGGCCAAGCCTCTCTTGCCCTCATAACCGAACGAGCCGCCTTCGCCCAAGGAACGTTCGTCAAAGAATCAAACACAGCCGAAGGCGCCGCAAAGATCGCCGGCGCAACAATGGAAGACACATCAGCAAAAATTGGGAAATCGTTCCTCCCGATTTACACCAAGGCCGCCCAGATCGTCGCGACACTCGCCGACGCCTTTTCAAAACTTCCGAGCCCAGTTCAAAGCGGACTCCTTGTCCTTGGCGCTGCCGCAGTCGTCGGACCCAAAATTGTTCAAGGGCTCTCTAGCGCTTCCATTGCGATCAAAGCCATCCCCGCACAACTTGACAAAATGGCTACGAAACTGGTCGACACCAAATCGGCTATGTCAGGGTTTGGAACCACAGCCGAAACAGCCGCAAATCAGACCACCAAAGCTTCCCGGGCGATGCGCGGTTTGGCGGGAGCCGCTGCGGTCGTCACCACCGTTGTGATCGCCTACGAACAATTTCAAAGCGCAGTAAACGACGCGAGAGAAGCCCAAGACAAAATGAACGAAAGCGTGGCCTCGACCGCCGCTCTTTCCGGAATGGGATACCTCCAGAATGAACTCAAGAAAACCCACGCCGCAAATAAAGAGCTCTACGACGGTCTAGGTATCTGGGACACCCTCACTCGTTGGGATCCGTGGAACGCACTCACCGAGGCCGGCAAGATGCAAAGCCTCGACAAACTTGACGGCCAACTCGGGGTGATGACTGCTTCTGCGATCGCTCTAAGCGACGCGTTCGGTCTCGATCAAAACGCCGCCGCTGTTTGGCTTGGGACAATGGCCGATAGCGGAGTTGTTTTTGGAAGTGTCGCCGAAGCAGTCAACGCGTACACCGGAAGTCTTGTCATCAACACTGGAAAGACCGGAGCGGCCAAAAAAGCCCAGGACGATTACGCCACTTCACTCAAACACGCAAACGACGTTCTCAAAGCGACTACGGATCCAATTTTCGCCGTGATGTCCGCTCAAGATTCCCTCACCGATGCAAATGTTGAATACGAGAAGATAAAGAACGATTCAACAAAAACGGAAGCAGAAAAAGAAGCGGCGCTCCGAAAGACATATTCTGCTGCCTGGGATCTGACAAGCGCTCAAACCGATCTTGGTATTGCTCTCGCTAGTGGCGATGTCAACAGCGCCAAGATGCAGGCAGCGTTGGACTCTCTGCGCCTTCAAGGAATCGACCCGTCAACCGAGGCCGGACAAAAGCTCATTGAGAAAATGTACGGAACGAGCGACACGGCCGAAGTTGTTTCGGCACTGCTGGGGAAACGGATACTTCGAGCGGAGACCGACGACAGCAATCTCGACGCTCTACTCGGAAAACTTGAACTAATCAGAAACCTTCGAAACGAAATCTTCTTTCCGGAACTTGGAACTCCAGGGAAGGGACTCGGTTTCATCAGAACCAGAGCGCTCGGGGGTCCGGTCGGAGGAAACAACCCGTATCTCGTCGGGGAGCGTGGACCGGAACTCTTCGTACCTTCTACAGCCGGGCGAATTATGACAAACACCGAAACGGCACGAATGGGTACGAGCGGAGTTTCTAGTTCAGTCACAAACGTGACGATCAATCTTCCCCCTGGTGTCAACGGGGATGATGTGGTCGACGCGATCCGCCGTTACGAGCGCCGTAACGGCCCGATCTTTCAGGCCGCCTAATGGGTGTCTTAGGGTGGGGTGGGAACGTCACCGTTTACGTTGAGGTCGACTTCTCCGAAGCGACCGGCCCCATCGGTTCATCCGTGCCGACCACTGTCGACACGCTTTGGGATACTGACTTCTGGGATGACCCGACCGCCACGTGGGAATCCACGGAGACGCTCTCTTGGACTGACATCACCGAATGGGTTCAGGGGATCTCAACGAACCACGGGTTCTCTCGTCAGACCACCCGATTCAACTGTTCGACCGCCACTGTTCGACTCGTCAACACTGACGGCCGGTTCTCACCGTCGAACGTGAACTCCCCGTACCGGTTAGGTGACTCAACAACTATCGGAGTTCTTCGGCCGTTCCGGATCCGAGCCGAATGGGACTCGTTCGGTGTCACCAAATCGTTCCCACTGTTCACCGGGCTAATCCAATCTTGGAACCTTGCCTACGACTACAACCGAAACGCCATCGTCAACGTCGAGCTCTTGGGTATCGAATCCCAGATTGCTTCGTTCGACCAACCCGCCACCACCTCCCAGGGCGCAGGCGAAACGTCCGGTGAGCGAATCAACCGTGTCCTAACCGCCGCCAACTGGCAGGGAATCCGCTACCTCGACGTCGGCGAAACAACCGTACAAGCCACCACTCTTGAAGGTAACGCTCTGTCCGAACTTCAACTCACCGCCGACAGTGAAGGCGGAGCGATCTACTGGGGGCCAGACGGAGCCGCCTACTTCGACGGCTA